AACGAAAGCTATTAACAACCCCGAAGGGTTGTATGAGCGATCGTTTTGCTCCTTAAATGTCCACACATGATCCCCAAGGATATAGAAACAATAGTCCTGAGGGCGACTACACCAGTAGCCGTACAGACCGGTCCCACGAGAGTTAGTTTTACGCTCGCGGAATCGGACCCTTGTAAAGGGTGTGTGAACACCAGCATCATCATTCTCATCAAGCGGGACAGAATGAAACCTGCCACCAAAAGATGAAATTAATGATCGCATCACTGATGGCAAAGACAATTGAGTCTTGGCACACCAGCGATTAAGGAGGTTGATAGCGACATAGCGGTCCTGCTTCGTTAGGAGTGTCTTTAAATAAACACCCCTAACATTGTGCCCACTAAAGAAGTCGGCACCGCAGGATTCCCGAAACGGTCCTTCAACAAAGGACTTATCGACGTTAACAACGAAACCTAGGAGGTGTAAAACTCGCAGGACTCGCCGATAGATTCCGGTTGGACATATAATGTCGTCTCCGAAAACACCAAAGTTGCTGGGACCTAACTTGAACCCAGAAACGTTAGCAACGCCGGTAACGACTGCGGCGAAGAGCATGGTCTGCAACGGGAATGTAAAACCATTTCCCATTGTGGAGATCATATTCAACGTCAGCTCACTACCTGTTGGTAGGCTGGTCCTCTCGCAACGAAACATGTCAAGGACCCCGTAAAAAGAACGGGGGAGAAACTCCTTGAGCATGCCAAGTGAAAGAGAATCAGACGCGGACTCTAGATCAATGGTAACAAGATTATTGAACTGAGAGCCCGATAGAGCAAGCAGGCGATTCCTGTCAGGCTGAGTGGAAAGGTCGATGCCGAAGAACGTCTTAAGACGTCTTTCAAGCATACGACCCACACCCAGCTGAAACCACATATTAATCGTGGGTTCAGTGCAGATACCGCGAGCTACAGTACGCGTTTTATTGACGAAACTGTATCTACTGCTACCTACTTCGGTGTACCCATGTGAGAGCGACCGGTGAAGCTCAGCTTCCCGAAACGGTCCACTAATAGAAGTACACTTACGCCAAAGGTAGGCGAGGTCCTTAGTAAAGGACAAGGGGCTGTCGAACATTTTCGTATATAGATCAAAGCCACGAGCGTGAAGAGAAGCGCCCGGGCCAGATCTACCATTCAGGAAAACCTCCCGAATGTCGGAAATGAGAGGCGAATCGCCTCCGACATACCAAAATCTTCTAATAACCCTGGAAACAGAGCTTAGAAGAACCTCGTCAATCGACGTACTCGAAGCGTTGATCCAAGTTCGGCATCTCTCGTTGACAGCCTGAAATTTCTTTAAGGCTACGAGACAGGCGGACTCAGACGGACGATCTTCCTCATTGTACTTTTTAAGGAAGCTATCACGCAGGCAATAAGCAGCTACCTGCCGCGGCGTTGAGTCAATAGACCAGCTAGGAAGCTGGACATCGACAACAGTGCTAAGGTCAGCTAGTAGGTTGGAGTAAAGAGCGTCAGAGTTAATGCTCATGGTGTCAAACTCCACTGTCGGGTGCGCTTCAATCGCAAATGGGATCATAAATTCGACGACAACTCCCAGTTAGGGGGTCATAGCCGAATACATAATCACCATCACGATGACGATGAATCAGAGAATTAATATCCTCAGAGTCAGCGTCCAAGTCGCCAACTGCTAGATCGACGATTCCATGTGGCTCACTCTGAGCAGGAAGCCTAACCTGCTCGTGAGAAACCACATGGTGATCAAGAGAAGCAGAAGGAGAATACCCGTGAGGGACTCGAAAAAGACGATAAGGAATGTCTGCTTCGGCCAAAGCGTCGTTAAAACCATCGACGCCGACACGAGTAATGAGAAGCACACGCATAGCCTCAGAGATCTCAAACATTTGGTAGACTCCTCAAAAAGGAAGAAACCCCGGAAAGTATTCTGCAAGATCACAGAATACCCGAGATGCCAAGATCTCCAAACCCAGCAGACTGCTGAGTAAGGGCTCCGATATGAGCTGACAATGCCGCACGAATGTTCGGCGAATCAGCTAGATCGGCACCGGCCGGCACATCCATAGTCGTTGTGATATTCATCACACGATAGGACTGACCAGCGAGGGGCAAAACGCCCTTCCGCGTGATCAGTTTGTATGTGTTAGTCGGAACGACAGAGACCACCCCGGTCACAGGATTAGGCACGCCAAGAACCTTGAGCGTACCGGGTCGAGTGAAGTTGAGGGTGAAAGGAGCAGCAACAGAATGGGCAGTTACGCCCGCCTGAGTGCCGCCAAGAGCAGTAACAGCAACCTGCTTGCCCGGATTTCCCGGGGGAGCAGTATCCGCGGAGACTGTGTAGGTCGGGCTGGTAAGCCCAGTCTGCGCAGAGCCCGTAATGGGCGACGTGACGTTAATTGACACGTTAAACCTCCAAAGATAGGAAGGAAAGTTACACGACCCTAACTGCCGAGACGGAGTCGTGACGGGATGTCACGGCTTGGATCTCTGGATAGCAGCGAGAAGTGCGGACACATTCACCCACTTGAGTGATTGCGTCCCAGGTATCTTAAACCTGAACGACGGGTAGGGAACGACGCTAATGCCTCGTGAAACAGCGGAGGCCGTTGCAACTGACACGCCAGCATCAACCTGATTCCTGTAACCTACAAGGGGTTGGGGACCCGAAGGTCGCGCACCAGACATGATGCGCTTATTCGTGTTCTTAAAACCCTTGTTGAGCCAGGAGAAGTTAGCGTTGGCGTAGTGCCAGGAGTCGATGACTTCTTGAACATTAATGAAGTAATCGACGAGGAATGACCAGGGTATAGCCTCCCAAACAGCAGGGAGGAAATCATCTGCTGCAACGCCGAAATTATCTCGGACAGTAGCAAACGACTCTGGTCTGGCGATGATCGCACCATAATACTTAACCTCGCTAAGTGTAACATCATGGCGATCAGCTAACCAGCTGACACCATTACATCTAGGGGGCGTAATATTCTGGTTAGGAAGTACAGAGTATGACTCTGCGCGACCACTGCCACTAATGCGAACGGTATCGTGCCCTAAACCCTGGGCAAGCTTATCGATAGCCGCATTAGCATCCTTAATATCCTCGAACAGGGGTTTCCACCCGAACGAGTAGGCCAACCACAGTTGCCCAAGACGACGCGCATAAGCTTCGCGGGAGAATCTCCAAAGATTACGGATTCTCCGAACGTTCTCGGCAAACCTGAACGTATTACCGTACAGGCTTTGCAGTGGATGTTTAAGCATGTGCACAGTTTCGGTAAACTCCGCAAGGAAGTTACCTCCGCGCCATGCACCTCTCTTGCCAAGATAATCGGCAAGAAACCGAGACCTAGCGTTGGAATCGGCTGTAGAGTTAGCTATGATAGAAGCAGATGCGACGTTCGTCAAGTGTTGAACGCCGTACGGCCCATCACCATAGCCATAGTAACCTTCAAATAGCGGACCGAACCCTTGATAAGAAAAGGATCCGGCAGCAGGTTTGCAGGTTCGCTTTGACCCACTCAGTGCACTCGTAGCATTCCCACCGCGAGAGATGACTTGACGCCATCC